GCTCGACGTACTCGTTGAGCCAGATCGGCGGCACGAAGTAGCCGCCGCTCGTGTCGGTGCGGTTCAGGTCCCGGTACTCCGGGTCGATCCGAACCTCAGCCGCGTGGCGGTCGAGACGGGCACGGGCCTCGGGGTCGCCGCTGATCTGCGACTTGGCGAGATCCTGCAGGTACGAGCGGCCGTTACCCTGCTCGTAGGTGCGGGCCTCGTTGGTGACCTTGACCCGGGTCGAAGCCATCTCGGCCTGCCGGAACGCCAGGGCGGCGTCGTTGGAACGCTTGTCCTCGTCGGACAGCTCGGTGATCCGCTCAGCGCGGGCCTTGATCTCCTCGTCGAGGGAGCGGATCGAAGCGGTGAGCTCCTGGAACTCGCTGTCCTCGTCGGGGTTCAGGTCGGAGCGGCCCTCGTCGTCGGCGAGCTGCACGATGGCGGCACGCTTCGAGTCGAGGTCAGAGCGGGCCTCTTCGGCCTCGTTCTGCTTGGCGATGAGACGCGTCAGCATCTCGGATGCGGTGGACATGTTGGGACCCTCCTGGGGTTCCGGGGCGCGTCGAACCGGGGGTGACGCGCCGATGAATGGGGGTTGTGCCTGCGTTGGTGGACGCGGCCCCGTTCGATGGGTGCGCCGGCCCCGTGAGGGGTGACGCGGCCCGGGAGGGGTGCTCCGGCCTGTTAGGCGGTGAGCTGCAGGAGACGCCGCGCCTGAGCGACGGACATCCCCTGCTTGGTCTCGGATCGCTCGTCGGCGGGTTCGCCGGTGAGGAGCTGACCGAGGATCTTGTGCGCCGACGCGATGTCGGCGGGGTCGATGCTGCGAAGTTCGGCGAGGTCACCCTCGGCGATCGCAGCGAGAGCGGAGCGCACGCCGGCAGAGGTGTGCGGGGAGGCGCCGAAGTTCACGACGGACACGTCGCCCTTGTCGAGGTTCAGCTCGAGCAGCCGGCGCTCGGACTCGTCGTCGTTCCACTCGTGGCGGATGGTGCGGAACGCGAACGACATCTCGTCCATGTCGCCGCGGCCCATCTTGACTTCGAGGCGCTGGACGTCGGGGTCGGAGCGGTCCAGTTCGGCGTCGACCTTGAGGCCGACGGAGTCAGCGGAGAGCTGCAGGGTGCCGGACTTGGTCCGGGCGAGCGGCATACCCTCGTGGTTGATGAGGAGGTGCAGGTCGGGCTTGCGCTTCAGCGTCTCGGTGAACGCCTGACGGTCGACGATCTCGATCCAGCCGCCACGCTCGGGGCCGCCGTACATCTCGTAGCCCTTGTCGAACACCGACGCGTACCCGGTGAGGGTGACGGTGGCGTCGCTGGTGGCGCGGAGCTCGAACTGCTCACACTTGAAGGCTCGCCGCTCGGGTGCCCCGAGCAGGCGGTCACCCTTCGCTGTTGCTGTCGTCATTGGGACCTCCACTGGGGGGTGCGGCCGGTGGTGTCGGCACGTCGTCGATGCCGGGGATCGGCTGCCAGTTCTCGAACGCCCGTGCCTCGGACGGCTTCATCCACGGCTGGCCGCCGGTGGCGATGGCGTAGGAGTCGAACCGGGTCTTGAGGTCCGACTTGAGGAACCCGCCGGTGTTGAACTTGACGAACTTCCCTCGCGGGAACCAGTCGGTCATCGACGACTCCAGGCGGACCAGCCACGGGTTCACCGCGTCGTTCAGGAAGTCCTGGGCCTTCTGCTCCCGGTTGGCGTACGTGACCGAGCTGCCACCAAGCGACACGCCAATCTTCTCCGGTGGGACGCCATAGATCGCGCACACCATCGCGGCGTTTGTGCGGATCGTCTCGTCGAGCTGAGCGGTACGCGGTGTGCCCTGCCACGGCTCCAGCTTCAGGCCGGCGCCGAGCACGGCGATGTTGCGGTTCGCGACGGCCTTGTTGATCCGATCCTTGATCGCCTTCGCCTGGGGCTCGGTGATCTCGTGGTCCGTCGACAGGACGGCGGTCGGATGTGCGCCCTGCTGGAAGTAGTCGGCGCCGTAGCGTTCGGCTTCCATGCCGAGCGTGATGGTCCGCACGAAGTACGTCACCGGGTCGAGGCCGACGACATCGCCGGGCCACACCAGGCCAGTGCGGTGCCACACCTGCTCGTCGGAGAGTCGCTTGCCGTTGCGGCCCTTGTAGACCTTGCGGCCCGTGTCGGTGTCGATCTCGGCGGTGATGGTGCCGGGGGCGACAAGGTTGATCTGCGTCGGATACTCGTTGCGGTCACGGGACGTAATGAGCCCGTAGATGTTGCCGGTGGTCAACAGCCCCACCATGACCTGGGACAGCCAATCGACCCGATCGACGTACGTGGAGGGCCGCTGAAGGATCGTCGGGAGCGGGTCGACCGGTGTCGCAGCGGCGCCGGAACCCTGCAGAAGGTCGACGGGGAGCGTCGAAACGGCGTCGGACACGACCCGGGCGCACGCCCAGACCGCCCAGTGCCGCATCGCACCCTGACCGGAGGCCAGGATTGGCGACAGCGGGGATGAATCGCCGTTGCTCGGGATCGCCGACGGGTCGAGGAAGGAGTGTGAGTGGTAGTCGCGGCGCTCGGGGCGGAACAGGCCCATCAGGCGCTCCAGAGCTCGAGCAGCACCGCGGCGCCGACGGCGCCGACGATCACGGCGACGGCCGGTGACGTGAGGGTCGCAAAGGCGACCAGGGCGAGAAGGATGAGGGCCGCCTGTGCGGCGATGACGAGTCGACGCACTGGACCACCACCTTTCTCACCAGACATTCGCGGCTACATCGACAACGACCTTCGCCTCGATGGGCAGCAACGCCCGAGCGATGGTGCAGGCGACCAGCGGGGAGATCGGCACGGTTGCGGACCGCAGATCCCACGCCCACGCGTCGCCCAACGGGCGCTCCGCGGCGTCGGCCGCTGCACGGTCCAGGGGACCCTGGCCGTCGGGCCGCTTCAACCGGCCCTCGACGACATCGGTGTAGAACCCGCCGCACGCCTGCTTGTATTCAGGTGCCGACAACTGGCGCAGGAGGTTGGCGTCGATGCCGGCGTCGCGGAACGCCGAGAGGACGGGGCCGACCTGTGCGCCGGCCGGCCCGGCGCCGTTGCACCCGACGGCGATCGGCTTCCATCGCTCGATGAGCTCCACCAGTCGGCCCGGGAGCCACCCGACATGTTCGCGGTGTTCGATGTTGACCACGTAGGGCGACGAGATATCGCCCATGCCGAATGCGATGGATGCGTGCTCGCCGTCCTTCGACACGTCGAACGCCAGCGTCATCGTCGCTTCGGTCGGCTCGACCGGCGGCGACAACGTCGCTGCCCACTTGTCGGCGGGGAGCTTGGCGTCAGCCTGCTCGCCGACGGTGCCCCAGACGTTGCAGTAGGCACGGCGGAACCCGGCGACGTTGCCCTCATCGACCGCCTTGCGGTGCAGCGCCCGCAGATCATCGATCGTCACGGTGAACCCGACCGCCGGATGGTGCGCTGCGATGAGGTCGATGTCGTCGAGGTCTGCATCGTCTGGCATCGACCACTCGAAGTAGGCCGACCTCGACGGCTCGCCGCTTTCGACGCGACGGCGGCCAGCGTCGACCTTCGTCCACAGGAACGGCGACTTGAGCGCGTTCTCGCCGGCAGTCGACACGATCCACAGTTGCGACGATGTGCGGGTGATGGTGGCCGGCTCCATCGCCTGCTCGAGCCGGTCGTCGGCCTGGGCGAACGCTTCATCGATGATGCCGAGGTCGAGCGTGTCGCCGTGGCCCGACTTCTCCATAGTGGCGACGAGGTCGAACGTCGACCCGTTCCGCCAGTCGAACCCCTCGGAACCATTCGTGAGTCTCGGCTCGAAGTGGGTCCTGAACGGCGAGTTCTTCAGGAGCGGAATGAACTCCTTGATCCACTTCTTACGGGCGTCGTTCCGAGTCTGGGCGGTGTAGGCCACCGTCTGTTTCTGCGGCCCGACGTCCAGTCGGTTGCCGGGGAACTCAGCCACCGAACGGTGCACGAACACCGGCAGCACCAGCGTCGTCTTGCCGGACTGCCGGGGCACCGTGAGGTCGACCCGGTCGTAGTAGAGCGTGCCGTCCGGGTTGAGCTCGAACGCCACGTCCACGACGTACGCCTGCCACGGCATGAAGGGCTTACCCAGACTTGCGGCCACCCTTGCGACGTGCGGACCCAGCGTCGGCCGGCTTGGATCGCGCATCGTCCCAAACCGGGGAGGACAGGACAACCCCGAGGGATGCCTCAGCATCGTCGCCGTCACGCAGCGCCTCCAGATCCGCGAGCGTCGCCCGCAACTCCTTGGCGAGTTGCGCCGTCGGCGGCGCCTTGTGCTCGTCCACGTTCGGATCGACCAGTTCGTCGGCCAGCGTCACGGCCAACGCAGCGAGCGCAGCGGCCCGACGGTCCCCGGAGTCCGCCGCCCATGCGACCGCCTCGGATACGGCGTTCTGGAGGTGCGACACGGCGCCTCAGTTCTGCGGGGAGAGAAAAGCGCGAAGAGATGTACGGCGGCCCCGAGCGTGGCGGCTGGATCGAGATCGTCGACCGTCAGGCGTTCACCGAGACGCTGAAGCGCAAGCCCGACCTGCACCTCCTCATCAACCACGAGGGTATGCCGC